CCTCCCCATTCCCGAACTTGACATTGAAGACTACACGAACAGAGTTGTAACCAAGTCTGAAGAACGTGTGCAACAGTTGGAAGCCAAGTGGCGTGAGCGGGATGCGATGGATGAATTGCAAAAGCGCCGTCAGTCCTTGATGAAAAAAGGATTGATTGCTTCTGAAGATGAAGTAAGCGATGTGGAAAAAATCATGCTGGAGCAAGGTATCACCAACCATGAGACAGCAGCACAGTATCATGCGTGGATGAAACAGGCAGCCGTGCCGACTTCTTCTGGTTACAACCCCCAGGTCATTCAACAGTTTGACCTGAAGGGATACTGGAAGAATCCGACTTCTGCCGCCCGTTCTGAAGCAATGAAAGCACTCAATGACCTGCGGAAACCGCAGCGGCCCATTGGGTTGTAAAGAGGGTATTTTTTTCTAAGGAGGCCTTATGGCTATTGGCGGCGGCATCCTACCAGCAACAGGGTCAAGTCAATTCACTGAACTGACCTACGTTACTCGTAGAGCCTTTATCCCCAAGCTGGTTGTCCAGCTTTACAACTCGACACCCCTAATGGCGGCTCTGATTGCCAACAGTCAGCAAGCCTCCGGCGGTGTGTCTTCCGTAACCGTGCCCGTGCAGGGCGCTCAGTTTGTGAATGCTCAGTGGTCTGACTACTCTGGCTCTTTTGCCCAGCCGTCAGTTCAGCAGGGTGCTTACAACGCTGAGTTTGACCTCAAGCTGATGATTTCTCCCGTGCCGTTCCTCGGTATGGAAGGTGCTGTTCAGCAAGACGCAGCTATTATTCCGTTGATTGAAGCTCGTATGAACGATGCAACCAACGTGATGATGGATGCAATGGCAACGGCCTTGTACAACAACACTACCAACACTCAGCAGTTTATCGGTCTTCCTGCTGCCGTTAGCGCCACTGGCACTTATGGCAACATCAACCGCTCGACTTATAGCTGGTGGCAGTCCAAAGCCTACGCTGCGGGTTCTGTGAACCCAACCCGTCAAAACATCTTGCAATACATTTCCGGCACTGTGAAAAACGGCGCTGAAATGCCTAGCTTTGGTGTTTGCGGTTTTGGCACTTGGACTTTGCTGGCTCAAGACTATGTTGGTCAAGAACAGTATGTCATTACCCCCGGTTCTGGCTTTGATGGCGACAACAACGGCCCCCAGGCAGCATTCCGTGCCCTGATGGTTGCTGGTGTTCCCATTTATCCTGACCCCTACTGCCCAGAAGGTACGGTTTACTTCCTGAACACCAACTACCTGTCGCTCTACATCCATGAGCAAGGTTCGTTTGTGTTTACCGGATTTGAATCCACCCTCCCGAACTGGCAGATTGGTTACGTTGGTGCGGTTTTGATGATTGCCGAATTGGTAAACGTCAAACCCAAGTCGATGACCGTGGTGTCGGGTTACAACTACCTCTCACTGTAAGGAGTCATCATGTCTCTATCAACTAACAAAATCATCCTGGCTGGTGCAACCACCAACTCCGCTGGTGCATATTTCAGCAATGCCACTGTTACAGCAACCAATGCTGGCGCAGTGATTCCTGCTGGTGTGTATGTGATGTTCCCAGCCGCTAACGTGATTGTTACTGCAAACAACGGTTCTACCATCGCAACAGTTCTCGCCAACAACACTGGTGGCGTGATTCTGTCTGATGGTGTAAACGTGTTTGCCCAGTCTACGGTTGCTGGTAACGGTACTGTTACTCTGTTGGCTACCAATGGTGGTATCAACGTCAGCAGCACCTACGCATCATAAGGAATCGGCATGAACTCGAACCATGTAGGCTCCCTATACCCTGACCAGTTTGGAAACATTGTCATTGGCTCTACCACTGTACCAGTCGGACTGGGAAACACGGGTAATGCTGTTGCGACTATTCCGACTATCGGGACAAACTACATTGTTCGCCGTATCACCGTGGCACAAGCCAACGGCAGCGTAGCCCTCGCAAACGTGACCATCATCAATAGCTCTGATGGTGCTCTCGCAAATGCGGTGTCTAACGCTGTTGTGTTGGGAAACATCACAGGCACAACCAAGTACCAAGACCTGAACTTGACGGCTAACACCGCCACTACGGTCTACACTGGTTCTTTGTTTGTTTGTGTGAACACGGCAGCCGCTGCTAACAACACGGTTGACATTTCCGTTTACGGCGACATTGTGACGCTATGAGTGTTGTCTACGTAACCAATCGTTCTCCTGATAGGCTTGCAGTAATGTATGCTTATTCTGAGTTGGAATTCCCAGTAGGGAAGACTGTTGAAATACCTTTAGAGGCTGCTCAACACATTTTTGGTTACGGTAAAGACGATAAGGAGTCGTGTCTGGCCCATCTGGGCTGGATACGCCTTCACTCCGAATTGGAACAAGGAATGGAGAAGCTGTCTAAATTTGATATTCAGACAGAGGCTCCCCAACAGAACCGCTCGTTACCCTCGGCGGTTGGCGTAGTACCTCTGCGGCTTGAGAAAGCTGCCGGGGGAAAGGTCACCCAAAGGGCAGCTTAAAATGGAAGCCAAATGGCAACTCTCACTTCCTACATCTCGGAAGTCCGGCGGCTCTTGCATGATGCCAATGGTGTCTTCTGGTCAGACGCTGAACTAACGGACGATATAAATAGCGCCCGTGAGAGAGTAGCGAGAGATACCGGCTGTTTACGCACACTTCAAATTTCTAGCACACCCATATCTAGTACGGGCGTAGCTGCGACTGTCTGGACTGCTGGAGCAATTGTCACTACTAACTCATTTGTTTTTAGTGGCGTTTTCATTTACCAAGTTATTACTGGTGGCACATTAGGCTCTACGGCTCCTCCGTACCCATCTGCCTCTTACACATTTCCGCCAAGTACGTCTTTTACTGACGGTACGGCAACCCTGAAATACTCCGGCCCTGCTGAGATTATTCCGTATGGAATTTTGTCTACAGGAACAACGCTAGACATTCTGAACATTACGCTTTACTGGGGCAACAGTCGCATTCCCTTGCGCTACTTGCCTTGGTCAAACTTCAATGCCCAGTTGCGGTATTGGCAAAACTATGTTGGCAGACCTGTGTGTTTTTCAGTCTATGGACAATCTCAGATTTATATTGGGCCTGTGCCTGACCAGTCGTATGCCATAGAGATTGACAGCACCATTCTGCCAACACCTTTAGTTGCGACAGACCCGTCTGTCACTGACCCTATCAATGACCCCTACACATCTCCTGTAGCTTTCTATGCGGCTTACAAAGCCAAGTACAAAGAGCAGAGTTATGGTGAAGCGGAGATTTACAAGCAAGAATATCTGAAGCATGTGAATGCCGTGCTTAACAGCACCTTCACACGGCGTATTCCAGACCCCTACTCAAATCCGTACTAATCATGGCAGCAGCAGAGCAAAAAAAGTCCTATGCTGTCATCAAGAACTTCAAAGGCCTAAACACAAAGGCCAACCGAACGGCAATTGATGAAGAAGAGTTCTCCTGGATAGAGAATGCCCAGCCTATCGGGTTTGGCAACATCAAAATTGTTCAGGCTCAGTCTGCTGTACTGGATTCTGGTGCTAACGCTGTTGTCTTTGCAAACACGACTACTTCTCTAGAGTCTGCCAACATCAATGTTAGTGATTACCTTTTGTCTTTTGAAGATAACGGACGGGCTGAATATTTCAACCTGACCAACTCTACAAAAGGCAATGTGGCTGTGACAGGCACGTTTTCCAGTGCCAACGTGTCTACCGCCCAGTACAAGAACGAGCGCATCATCATTGGTGACCCGGCAAAGGGCTTGTATAACTGGGATGGCACAAACCTAGTCTCTATGGGGTCTGTAGGCTCTATAGGCATTACAAACCCAGGGTCAGGGTACTTGGCTGCGCCCTCAGTGGTTATTGGCCTTCCTAACGATACTGGTGGAGTCCAGGCTACAGCAGAAGCAACCATCACTACTGGTGCAGGTGGTATCACCAGCATCAACGTCACTGCTGGTGGTTCTGCATACACGGCTGTGCCGGGTGTGACTATCACTGCCCCTGATGTACAAGGTGGTACGCAAGCACAAGCGGTAGCTACCATCTCTGGTGGTATTGTTGTTGCAGTTACCGTGACTGTTGCTGGTTCTGGCTACTTGAATGTGCCCACAGTTGGCTTTTCTTCTGGCGCAGCCACTGCTACAGCCGTGTTAACCAAGGGAACGGTCAACTCTATCACCCTGACAAACGCTGGTACAGGCTATACCTCCCCGCCCACCGTTACTTTGACGGGTGGTAGCGGTAGCGGTGCTACTGCCATTTGTCAGCTTGTCACGTTTAAGACTGG